AACCAGTAACTGTTGGATTTTGTACCCTAACCATTACGATGGTTTTATTTTTAGCACAAGTCAACAAGTCTTCGTATGAAATTTGAGTTGCAGTTGGTGCTACTTCACAAATAGCATCAAAATCAACTGTCATTTGAGGCTCTGAAGGTGAAGTCAAAACACCGCAATTAGTTTGCTCAACAGTTGCATCCATTGTAGTATTTATGGATGATGTACGTAGACAAACAAGACTTTTGAAACCAGTTGTTCCGACATTCGTGATGTCGATTTCAACACTTTGTAAACTACCTAATACTTGTCCCATTTTACTTTATTTTTGATTTACTAAATTACTAATTGTTATTATCTTACGAGCAACAAAATTATCTCCGTTTTGTAAAGGCAAATAGCTTGATGAAGTTCTTGCCGTTGGATATACTACGAAATCCGTATCACTAAACCCATCAACGGCAGTATCTGGAATTAATATGTTTAATATTTGTGATGAGATATTATCTACAACTCCATTATCATACACTCTGTATTGTTCGCTAAATATGTCAATTACAACATCAACAAAGTTCCCAAAATACTGATTGTTATTATTCGCTGATTCGGTTATTGAGGATATTACCACATAGTTTTTCGGAGTAGTGCGAAATGGTGTCTGACCATAAACGGGAACATCTTGCCCATTGTAAGACAAGTTACCATTTAAGGCATTGACATAAATTACACGTATGTTATTTGATGCGTCTTTCATTTATACATTTTTAGCACCTCAATAACTCTTGTTTTGAATTTAGGCCAATAAGCCAAGATACTTGGGCGCATGAATGGTCTTGCAGGAATGTTCACTGGTCTGATTCCCTTTCCTTTGAACTTTGATGCTAAATCCTCCCATTCAGGATATTCAGGAGCCTCATATAATGTACCCGTACCAAACTCATGATAAGCAGCGTATTTCGTTTGTGCAACAAGCTGATAACTCATAAATTGATCTTTCTTTAGGCTTATTGATGCTCTAAGTCTTCCAGTGTCCACAGGAGCAAGATTCTTTGCACTCCTTGCCATATCCTCACCATGAGCAGCTAATTCCATATCAATCTCAACGGCAGCATCATTAACTTTATTCTTATACTTTTTAAGAATGTTGTTTATTGCTCTATCATTGACTTGTATGTTAAATCCTTTAGCCATTAAATTATTACTTGCCTATATTGGTGATAGTTAAGTCCTTCCCATGAAGGGTACTGCGAAACCGATTGTTTCGGATCAGCATTCATCTTCTTGCCTCTGTTTTCATACATCCACGAAACTAAAGTCAAAATATCATTCCTCAAATCATTTGGAAGTGTTCCATATCCTGCTTGATAGGTTACAGTGTAGGTGCCTGGTATGTACAACCACAACTTTCCACCAATCACCTCATAGTCATCATTGGCAGTCAAAGTCTCATTATCATTAATGCCCTCCTTCATAGTAACGCTATTAACGCATACTAAAGGAGAATAAGGTAAATCTATAATCCAAACCTTTGGATTCTGACCTGTGCATTCAACATTGGCTTGTATCAGCTTATTAGCAAATGACCTCCCCGTTAATTTCTCAAGATGTTGTCTTGCTGCTGAAATCAGATTGTCAATTAAAGTATCATCGGTGGTGTAGTCAATCCTCATCCAATTCTTTGCATCAGTCCTACTCACAGGCTCTGCAACGGCATCGGCTTGAATAACTACGCTATTTATGTATACCATTCGTTAACTTTTTCTTTGAACCAACTTGAGAATTGATTAAGTGCTTCTCTCGGATCGTGTTCTCTTGCCCTTGCTTTTGCTTTTCTTGATGCTGAACTATAGGCTTTTTCTTCATCAAGTTCAGTAATTCTTCTGACCCATTCCTTAACATCGGTTCTATTTTTTATGTAAATACCTGCCTTACCGCAGTTTTCCTTCAAACCATCTGCCTCAGTACAAATAACAGGAATTCCGCTTGACATTGCCTCCGTTGCAGTCCTGCCCCAACTTTCATAATCCGATGGCATGAGTAAAATTCGAGTCTGCTTGTAACTCTCAAGTATGTTCGGATTATTCTTAACATACACCACATTAGGCAGATTTTCGGTTACTTGCTCGTCATACGACCCAAGAACACCCATAAACTGCTTATGTGGCATTGCTCTGGCAATATCTGCAAAGACCTTTCCCCCTTTGTTTTCATTTAAGTTGATTAGAGTAATGTAGTTATTCTTGGAAGTGTCAGTATTAGTATCGTAGAATCGATAGTCACAAGGTGGGGTTAACACAAAACTACTAAAATTATAATTCAATAAGGATTTTAGCCAAAAAGAATTATAAATAATATGCTGCTTATTCTCCGCATCAATTATCTCAGGGTACGGATGAGAATTGTGTATTAAATGAAATACTGGCTTCTTATAAAGTTTAGCGGTGTGAATTGTCCACCTTGTATAATCTAAATGAGTGAATACCACATCTGACCAACGCATTAATCCTTCAATAACATTTGTATTCGGTGGAAATACATCAATACCATCGAAAACATAGTTATTTGTTATTTTGTAGTGGTTGGCTTGATGGAGGAGTACTTTAACGTGATGCCCTTCAGATTGTAAGTGCTTTAATATTCCATGGAGCATATATTCTGCACCGCAATTATGCTCTGGAGGATAAAGATGAATTGATGCAAGTATATTCATAGTTTAATAGTTTACATAATACCCATAGTCTAAATTACGAAATAAACACCTCACACCTTGATATCTATTTAATACCAATTCATGCGTTAAATCATCCTGATGATGCGTTTCATGTATGTTGCCATTTACCTCACCTTGTTTCATTTTGTATGGTACTGCAAACATATACTTACATTTAATGCCATTTAATACCTCTTTGGCTTCATTATATGTCAAATGCTCAATTATATCACCCATGATGACATAATCATACCCAGTTGTATCAAACTGCCTAATATCCCCTATAATTACGTTATCATAAACGTACTTTAACCCAAACTGCTCAACATACGGCTCAAATATCTCAAGAGCATTAATCTTGAACTTATCATTTAAGTTCCTACCATACTGACCACTCCCCGCACCAACATCTAAAATGTTCATACCCACAGGAAAAGTAGATTTCATGTGATAGTAAAACTCTTGCTTAAAATAATCGTAAGAATATGGCATAGAAACAAAAATAGGGGAAGGCTTTGACACCTCCCCCCGTATTAGCATGAAACAGGATTAGATTGCTCCGTAAACAGCAGCACCAGGTTGGAACTGCAACAATTCGCAACGAGCCTCGGCACGGAAAGTGATGAGGTTCTTCTGGAAATCGTCTGAATCAAACTCGGTAGACCTTACAGCCAACCCAGATTGTTGAGCAATGGCAAACTTAGTAGTATCCATTACATACATCTTGGATGCAGTTACAAGGCTATGAGGGATTACAGGAACACCTGCAATTCGGATGTTACCATTGTTGTCAATGGTTACGCCACCAGGCACAGAGTAATCAGAACCTTTAGTCTTCAAAAGTCCTGCCCATCCTGCGTGTGTAATCAATGCAAGGTTAGCAGTCCAATTCAATGCGCCCAATTGAGCGAGGTAATCAATGAACTTCTCTGCGGTGTTTGCGCCTGAAGAAGAACCTGCGGTAGCTGAAGCAGCAATTGCATTCAGATAGTAGGTGTCTTCAGCCTTTTGGAAGTCTTCAATCAAAGACTGCTGCAAGTAAGCTTGCAAGAAAGGCAAATCATCAATCATCTGACGAGATACCTTGGCGAAACCTGCGATGAATGACAATGATGTATTCACAACAGTCACATCGTAGTCAACTTGAGGCTTTGCAGAACCTTCAGTTTGCTTACCAAAAGAACCTTCACCAACAGGAGTATTACCACGTGGGAAAGATACTGAACCAGTGCTTACAGGGATGATGTTGAACACACTGCGGAGGTGTGGGTTCACGAATGAACGGAGAGCAGGATTATCAACATAAGATGTGTAAACAGAACCAGTGAGGTTGTTTGCAATGGTCATTGTGCCAACTGCTTTCATGTCAAGTTCAGCAGCGAAACCCTTACCATCACCACGAACGGCAGATTTGATATCATTGTAACCTTTCTCAACTACATTAGCAATCTCGGCTTTGATAGCGTTGATATGCTCGGCATAAGAGGTAGCTACTTTGCTTTCAGTCTTGGCGTTGATTTTACCCAAGGCAGCTTTAGCTTCCAAGGCTTCTTTGCGAGCCTCTTCAAGAGATTGGTTGTTTTTTACCAATTGCTCATTGATTTGCTCAATGCGTGTTTCGAAGGCTTTAGCAGCCTTTTCGTTTTCTGCTGAAACGGCAGCTTTTTGCTCCGCCAACTTGGATGCAAGAGCATCCTCAAATTTTTTTAATTCTTCCATTGTTAAATGTTTTTTATAATGTTTATAAATGAGTCCACTGGCACTTTATTCTCTTTTCCCTGCTCTTGCTCTTTTTCAGTAGCAATCGTGGTACTCATTTTTTCAACCGCCTGTGCGAGTTGCCTAACTTTAATAAGACAAAGTTCAATCGTTTCATCAGTGACATCACTATCTCTGATAAACTTCTCAAAATTACGAATAGTATTTTTATATTCGGTAATATCACTTATTGACTTCATATTGACAATGGGAGTTGCCTCATTTGCTCCCCATGCAGTCAGTGAAGAACCTTCAAAAAGCATTACCTCATGTATCTCATTAGCATCAGCGTTCTTTTGCTCACGTAGAATACGAAATCCGATTGAATGCTCCTTGATTAGGTCTGATTCAACCATCTTGATAAAGTCCTGACCAAGTTTGTGCGTTCCTATCTTTGAGCGGTAGTATAATCCGTAGCCGTCCTCCTTGAGTTCAATGATCTTACCCAATGGCTTCGATGGGTCATGATTCATCAAGTGCTTTACTCTGCCTTTCGCCTCTGGCCCCCAATCTTGGATGGAACGTTTGAACGCACCTGGCATCATGATGTCACCATCTGAATCCACATTTCCGAATGCGGAGAAATAGCCTGTGACTATACCTTGTTTTGCATCAACATCCTTGATGTCAATTGATTGATGTTTGTAATTGTATATCATACTTTTTTTATTGTCTATTTGATTAAGTTTACGAATTGCCCATTCTATTCCTGCATCGCCTCCCCATGCATCCCACATAAGACCGCCACAGCCTTCATCATAAGGCACATCCTTATTTTGCTGATGCCTTTTAAACGATGCCATCCTTGCGATTGTGTCACGTGAAATCCTTTCCCTATTTGCTAACTGATTCGCTCTTGCCCATCCAACAGGAGTACCGCAATCGCTACCGTTCTCCTCTTTATACTTTAATGCCCTCTTTGCGTTATTCGTTGCTGCTTCAGGATAATCGTTATAGGTTTCTTCTTTGTACTCATTCTCTTCCTGCTCAAGATATTCAGCGTATGCCCTTGCTGCATTCGCTTCAGAGGTGAATACACATTCACCATCCCCTATTCTATATTTCCCGTTATCACATCTATAAATCGGCATTATGATATTATTTGAGGTTCATTTAATCTTGGTTTCCTTAATAAACGACCATTGGCATCTCTTTTAGGAATGAAACCTATTGTACATCTACAATTCACAACAAACCCTGCGGGTGCCGTTATATCTCCTGGCTGCATAGCCACAACAGGCTCACCTTTCTTCCCCGTTGAGGTAAACGGCTCTTCAAACGGAACTACCTTGCCATCCATCTGCACGTGGTCGAATTCATCATCTGGTATTCTTCGTGTCCGCTTATCCCTTGCAGATATCCATTCTTTATCTACATAGAATCCATGTGCCTCCGCTCCTTTCATCGCACCTATATTCGAAGATCTCATCACCTCTGTTCTGACAATCCTTCTTGCCCTCATTGCTGAATAAGCCAAGTTCTCATCGGATAGTATGAGTTTCACAATCTCATCCACGCCTAAGCCTTCTTCAATCCCCTTTGTCACGATATCGTTTAGTTTCTTCTTTGTAGTTGATGTTATATCAGCCACCAAGACAAATCCCTGCTTTAACAAGAACTCAAGCACCGCATCAGTCCACTCACGATTAAATCCTAATGTTTCAGCCTTTTGTGATTCAATCCTCAATGCACGATAAACACTATTGCCAAATAGCAAAACGGATTCTTTGTACATGGCTTCGAATATCTTCAACATCTCCTTATCCCACAAATCCAATCCCAATCGTGAACGTGCAGCATCAATACCGATGACTTCGATATCACGAGCAAAACGCTTGAAAGTATTCCAAACAGATTGTTGAATCTGCTCAAAGTACTTTTTATCAAGCCCTGCTCGTAGCCTCTCCGTTTTCATCCAGTATTCCTTCCGCTGCTTTGCGTTCATTTTCTAATCTTGTTTTATACGCTGCCCTCAAGGCATCCATCATCCTCTTCTCTATCAAGCAGTTACGTTCTGCTTGTGTCTTTGGGTATTTCTCATACACCATTTCCATTATTGTCATCAGGTACCGTTAAATCCATCATTGCCATTTCTAAAGGCATCATGCCTCCGCTTACATAAGATGAGGCATAAGCACCTCCCTTTTCTTCATATCCCATCGCAGTACGCTTCTCATCAAAGGTCAGCCAATCGGCTTGTTTGAGCTGAGCCACCATCTTCTCCATGTCTGCTTGTAGTTCTGGTAGTGCTGAAATGTCGTAATCGATATATACGTTATCCCCAAATCTTGGAACAAGCCAAGAGTTTAACTCATCCCTCAATTCCGCACAAAGTGGTGCAATGGTGTTGGTAATCAGGTCACGCATCCCATTCGTGTAGTTGTTGTAGCTTGATGTATCGGTATCAAACAACACAATAGGCATACCGAATACCCTGCACCATTGGTGCAGTGTCATTTGGAGAGTCTTCACAAGTTCCATGTCAACCGATGACAACCCGAAGTTTAGGTAGTTGTACGGGTACTGCATCACACCAACAGAACCTTTGTTGTCAGTTCCGTTTATCCGCTCATTTATAGCACGTTGAATAATTGATGCCTGTTCAGGAGTCATTTGAGGCACATTGTTATTTACCACTTCAGGTACCAATGCACCCTTCGCTCCTCCATTCTGTGTCATCTTAGCACTTGCATCCGCTGCGTTATTCGACATCCTCAACAGTTTCCACGCTGAACGAAGTGGGGAAACGCCTCTAAGATGAGAACGAGTCACATCGTTAAAATCTGGATTCCAAGACTTCCAATGACATACATTCGCCTTTGGAATGTTGATACCTTGAGCAACCATGAGTTTGTATCCAATCAACCCGTAAAGGTCATTAGGATCAGGGTAAATCTCAAGTAATTGAGTCGGCAAAACGTTGAGTTCAAGGAATTTCCCATTCTCTATATTACCATCGTTGCCATAGATGTTACCTTCTCCGCTCAGTATTCGATATCCAAATAAGTTCTGAAAGAACTGGTCTTGTGCCTGTGATGGATTTGGTCGCTCAAGTAGTTTAGCCAACGGAGTCCCAGTTACCATGTTTTCCTCATAGGCGTTCTTTCGCTCCATCAAGGCACGTTCAAAAGCACCTTTGTTGTGCAGACCCTTGGAGAGTTGCTTATAACGTTCTAATGATGTTTTAGCCTTCTCGCCTGGCTTCATCTTGTAAACGTACCAAGGTATTGAACCCGCTTTACGTGCAAGGAATGTCACAATTGCGTAAACATCCGAATTACCCAGATAACCATCATCAACGTATGCCTGTTGATAGTACGGCTGAAGTACAACACCATTCACGGCTTGAACTTCTCTTTGAGCTCCGATATTCGGATTAAGTCCTTTCTTCTTGAATATATCTAAAACACCCATATTGTTATATTATACCCCAAGTTAGTTGGGGTGCGTTTAATTTCGTGTATACACTATATCTAAGTCCGTCAATGGCATGATCCATGAATTTAACAGGTTCATCAAGTCTCTTGCCATTTTTGTCCGTTTTCCACTTATAGTTCTTGAGTTCTTTGATTAAGTTGGCTGAAGTATCCAACACAAAGAAAGGTAAAGATTTTATCTTTTGAATTCCAACAAAGACATCTTTGTTTGAAGGCTTTGCATTGAATCCATTCCGTACAAGTTCCTCAATGGTCTTAGGCTCGGCAGAATCGCAGAATATCTCATCATAGGCTGAAATGCCAAGATTCTTAATCCGCTCTACAAGGTCATTTGTTGTCAGCTTAGTTTCATACAACATCTCCTCAGCATATATACCACCATCATGAAATACCACCTTAACCATTGCTGATGGGTTATTAAATCCAAAGTCTAACCCGTAAACCGTCTCACCTTCAGGCATATTGGTTACTGGCCTCCAATGAGTGTAAACTGTGTCATTCTGATTTCCCTTCTGACCTAATCCGTAAACGAGCCAATAGTTTTCATCAGCATCCTTTAAGCGTTCTATTTCAGCTACCAATTCTTTCGGCAGGAATGGATTGTCTTTGTATGTGGTTATAAAGAAATCAGCATCATCCCTTGGAATGACTTTATCAAACACCCAATGATATTCATCCGATGGGTTATAGTCTAATACGATTTTACCCTCAGTCCTCATCGTAAGCTGCACCCATGCCTCATAAGACATTTCAGTACACTCATTCATGAATAAGTAAGTTCTCTTCCTTCCCCGTATTTTATGCGGTTGGTCAACGGAAACGAACTCAACCAGGTTCCCATTGAGGTTGTAAGTCTGCTCTGTTTTATTGTGATTACTCTCATCGTAAATCCCCATCTTGAGCAGAATCTCAATGAAATCACGCAGCACCGAACCCTTGATGCTTGGTAGTGACTGCCTTACAATCGAAAGCGTTTTGCCACGTTCTTGGAGGAGTTTGATGACAAACCATAGGATTATGTTGTACGTTTTACCGCTGCGTGATCCGCCCTGCATCACGCTAATACGGGAAGATGAATCCTTGAGGATTTCAAATACTCTACTTGTTTGTATTTTCAGCGGTTGCCCCATTGATTATTTCTACGACTAATCCTGATAAATTGCCTTCGATTGTCTGCTCTACTTTCTTTACTGGTTCGCCAAGGTAGTATTTCACAAAGAGTTTAATGGCTTCCATATCCTTTTCCTTGATTTTCTCACCCCAAGCCTTGAAGGCATCAGGCTCGAACACAGATAATTTCTCCATCTGTTCCTCTTCATCCATCCTCTTTTTCCGACCTGCTCCAGGTCTCTTTCCACCCCATCCTTTAACGTTGCTCATGATTTTCTCCTTGTTTATTCAAGACTATTGCGTGCATATCGTGTGTAAAGCCTTTAGAGTCCACTTCTTGCCTCTCAAATATCCTCAGCTTAACCCAACCATCATCCGTCTGCAAAGTGTCTAAATACGCCTTAAAATCCTCCACAAAGACATTCAGCATTATGCTATTGTCTTTGGTATTATGCCGTATGTAAAAACCTTTCTTCGCCATTTAAACAAAATTAATCAGAATTGGATATTTATGGCGAAATATTTTTTATTCCGATAATTTCACGTGATTACACACTATTGTGTAATTGTCAAACTCAATGCCAATAAGGGTTTCAGCCGATTTTTACACATACACACGTTTTTACACATTTTCATATTCTGTTAAAGGCTTACACTAATTCTATATTATATATATATAATTATTTATATCTATATACGTTACACGTGTAATTG